TGTTGCACTTTGCGGCGATCCTCATTTCATCAAGGCACGCGGACAGATAAAGTGCTGCAATCTCTTTTTCGTTTTTATTCATTTTTCGTTTCCTCCTCGGCTCTTGGCCTGTCGTTTTCGTTTTGGGATTTGCCCTCCTGACGATTTGAATGATAGCACGATTAAACCGTGCCGTCAAGCTGGCAAGTTGCACAAGATTCAACCGTGCCGATTTGTGCAATTTGACACTATGCAACCGTGCCGCCGATGGATATAATAAAGCATAAGAAGGGAGGGAAGACAGCTTGACTATTTCCGAGAAAAAGAAAGCAAGTAACTATAAATGGGATCGGGAGAACATGACAACATTGGGGTGCAGGCTACGCCGGGATTATGCCGAACGGATCAAGGCCGCCGCCGCTGCTGCCGGGACGACGCCCAGCACCATAATGAGAAAAGCGCTTGACGATTTCATGAGAGAGACAGAGACAGAATAATATAAGCCGGTCGGGGCTGGTGCCTCGGCTGGCTTCTTTTTTTGCTCTCTGGTGGCGGCTCCTGGGCCACGTCGGGCGGCAGCAAAGATAAATTGTTGCGCATCATGAGCAATTTTCATATTGTCATGAAATGTATTCCTTTTTGGAATATCACAGGCGTATAACATAGAGTATTCAGCATACATAGTTTCTCAGTAACATAGGTAATATATACATACACTGGTAATCAGTATAGCAAGGCAGCGCGGCCCCTCCGGGGGTAACATTGGTTATATAGCATAGCATTGTTACATATATAGCAATGCCATATATAGCATTGTTATATAAGCATACATAGTTAAGCTATGTTAGAGGGGGACAGTTATATATCCGACACGGTGTTGGACGTCTTTGTGTGTCAAGGTATTTTACTTGACAGCCCCTCCCCGGCTGGCTGCCTGATCCGGTGGTTGCCAGGGTAGTGTCAAGGTAAAGCACTTGACAGATGATTGATTTTGTGGTATATGATGGTTAGTCCGTGGTATGCGGACTGATTGGCGTAATTCGTCGCACAACTTTTATTATGCGACATTCGGCCAACGAAATAATGCGGGTTTGCGGTCTCGGCTCGGCTGGTTTGTTCGCGGATGGCGGACAGCTCCGTTTTGTCCATGTCCCAATAAGGATCGGGGGCTGCGCGGGGCCGATGTTCCCCGGCGCGGGGGCTGGGGTGTGTTCCCCTGCTGTGCCGGTTTTGGGTTAGGCTGACGCCCCCGGGGGTGCCGGAAAAAGTGGCGGCCCGCTCGTATATAGGTATATATACATATGCCACACACTTGAGAGTAGCACTACAAAACAAGCATAGCCATGTTATAAAGCAAGGGCATAAGCAGGCATAGATATGCTGTCATAGCTCAACAGGTAGAGCAACCGTCTTGTAATCGGTAGGGTGTTGGTTCGAATCCAACCGGCAGCTCCAGTTGGTGTCTCTCATGCCAGCTTTCAGGTTTTCCTCCCTGAAATACAAAACGCTATAAAGCCGCGAGAGCGTTTACCATCTTCAACGATGGTTTGGATCGCCGCATTATAAAGCCACACGGCGGGCGGTTAATCGTCCACCCGCTGTGGGGCTACCGGAAAAAGAGGGGGCGGGGGTTTGAATAACCCGAGTGAAAAAAATAATAGAGCCCCGAGGAAAGTTCTGGTAGAGAATGGAAGGATGCTTTGCCCGTACTGCAAGAGCTATTTAGGGCGGGCTGTGTATGGCGCGAAGGCAGCGGGGATTGAAGTCTTCTGCAAGTCGAGCCGATGCCACAAGCATCTGAGAATTGAATTATAAATTTCGCGTCGGCGCTTCGCGCCGAATGGGAGATACAGGGCGAATGAGGCCGTAGATGTGAGTTTCATGTCTGCGGCCTTTTTGTGGTTTAAAGGCGAAAGAGGGTGATCTAATGGCCAAGGCGCGTAAAACTGGTAAGAAGGATTTTTTGTGGAACCCCGGTGAAGTGAACGATAAACAACAAAAGTTTCTCGACAGCACGACCATGTTTACCTGCTACGGCGGTTAGGCGCTAAGGGCGGCGGCAAGAGCCACATAGTCAGAATCAAAGCGATAGGCGGTGCGCTGTTCAATCCGGGAATCAATATCCTGATGATGCGTAAGACCTATAACGAACTGGAAGAAAACCTGATTCGCCCGATTCTGCGTGAGCTGTCGCCGGAGCTGTACAGCTACAACGGCTCAAGCCATTTGATGACTTTTCAGAATGGTTCGTCCATCAAGTTCGGTCACTGGCAGGGCGACGAAAGCGAACACGAATACAACGGCCTGCAATACGACTGGATCTTCATTGACGAGGCTACGCAGTTTACCGAGCGTTCGTTCAACTTCCTGGGCGGCTGTCTTCGCGGTACTTCCCCTTATCCGAAGCGGATGTATCTGACGTGCAACCCCGGCGGCGTCGGTCATGCGTGGGTCAAGAGGCTGTTCATCGACAAGGACTATCACAGATACCCCGACGATCCCGAGCGAGACGAGCACCCGGAAAACTACACGTTTATCTTTGCGACGGTCGAGGACAACAAGTGGCTGCTTGAAAGCTCGCCGTTGTATTTGAAGAATCTGGCGAACATGCCGGAGGATTTAAGAAGGGCTTACCGATACGGTGACTGGGACGCGATCGGCGGGAATTACTTCCCTGAGTTCCGGGACAACCGGCACACAACGCGGCCTTTCAAGATCCCGAAGCACTGGCCCAGATACAGGAGCTTTGACTACGGCCTTGACCTGTTTGCCTGCCTGTGGTGGGCGGTGGATGAAGACGGGCGCGTGTGGTGCTACAGGGCATATGAGCACGACAAGCTGATTGTCAAGGATGCGGCGAAAGCGATTCTTGACCACACGACGCCTGACGAGTTCATCACGGCGACGTATGCCCCGCCGGATATGTGGGCGAGAACGAAGGACTCAGGCCGCACGATGGCAGAGCTGTTCATGATGGGGAACGTCGGACTCATCAAGAGCGACAACAACCGCGTCCAGGGGCATCTTGTCATGAAGGACATGCTGGCCCCAATCCCGCTGACAGACCCGTTTGTGAAATCCCTGTACAAAGGGAAAGCGCCTGCAAAGCTGCCGGGCATGATTTTCTTCAATACCTGCGAGAAAGTTATCTCTGACATCAAGTCAATACAGGCAGATGAGAAGAACCCGAACGACTGCGCCAAAGAGCCGCACGATATTACGCATAATGTTGACGCTGTGCGCTACTTTGCGGTGACAAGATCGCGGCCCGCCGAAGCGCCGACTGCGCCGAAGACAGGGCCTGACGAGTTCGACGAAGAAGAAAGCGCAGTAAGCTACGCAGAGTACATGTGCGGTACGGGCGACGGCAGCTATCTCATGGAGGGACTATGAGCGCGACGAACAAATATGACAACAGAGGGCGGAAACGGAAGATCGAAACCGTGGAAGCTTTCCGCGCTGCCGTCATGCAGTACCACAAAGAATGCGAGGAAGCGAACGACGGCGACGGGATATTCCCCGACATGGCAGGTCTGCGTCTGTTCCTGAAAAAGATAGCAGGAATCACCAAGGCAGACTTAAAGGCCATGAGCGAGGGCGACAGCGAATTTGCGCAGGGCATCCGCGACATTCTCGACGAGGCCCAGGACATGCGAGAGAGCTGGCTTGCGCGGAAGATGACGAGCGACAACAAGAGAGCTATCGGCTGTCTGAACGCCTTGAAGCAGCCGGACAACGGCGGGTACATCGACAAGGCAGTAGACACAGGAGAGAGAACGCTGACGATCAACGTCGCCGGAATCAAGGGCGGCGCGAAGGCTTTCAAGTGAGGTGCAAATATGATCTATGCAATAATCGGAATCGTGCTGGCGTGTGTCGCGTTTGTGCTTGCAGCCGTCGTGGATGTCCGCGTTTTCGGCGAGATTGACCAGCTTGAAAGGCAGTACAACGGTGTAGCGCGCGAAATGGAAGTGCTGCTCGACAGCATCAGCAATCTGACCATGCAGGCGGCGAGGATCAGCGAACGCGCAGACATGTTTGAGGACAAAAACAAAGAGCTTGAGAAGCAGCTTAAAGAGTTCGGCACAAAGCTGGACGAAATTGACAAGCGAAACCTCGACGCCGAAAAAGTGGCGCAGGAAATCATACAGCGGGCCGAAGAGTCCGCGAAGGAAGTAGAAAAACAGTGGAGCGACGGTTTACAGAACATGCTTGGCTGGAATCCGTTCAGCAGAGATAACGCGGGAGGCGGGACATGAGCAAAAAGATCCCGGGTCTATTCAAGGGGAAGGACAAACCCACACCGGCGATTGCGTATGAGTTCTATAACAAAGGACTCGCGTTCAACGCACAAATCCAGTGCGAGGACAATGTAAAAGTCAATCGAAATTTCTACATCGGTAGCTGACTGTTTGCCGATGAAAAATCCCTGAAAAAAACTGGAAGCCTAAACGAGTACAAAACATCTAATGGAGGATGAATAACATGTTGAATCTTGTTGGTGAAAGATACGGGCGTCTGACTGTCGTAGAACTCAACGGCGTAAGAAATCGCAAGTCATACTGGAAGTGTATTTGCGATTGCGGCCTGACGGTCATTGCAACTGGGAACAATCTCAGGAGCGGCAACACACAGTCTTGCGGCTGTCTGCATCGAGAGAAAGTCGCGCAGACAGGACGCAAGAACAAGACGCACGGCGAAGGCCACGACAACCGCACTCGCCTGTACAACATCTGGTGCGGCATGAGGCAGAGGTGCAACAACCCGAACCACCACGCATGGAACCTGTACGGTGGGAAGGGCGTGAAGCTCTGCGAAGAGTGGAACGACTACCCAACCTTCAAAGCGTGGGCGCTGGCAAACGGGTACGCTGACAATCTCAGCATCGACCGCATAGACCCGAGCAAAGGTTACTGCCCGGAGAACTGCCGATGGCTGACGCCAAGTGAGAACACCGCGAGAGCCAACAAGAACCACACTACTCGCAAGGTAATCAGAGGTGAAGGCGTACCGAAGGTGCGCCAGCCGCAACGCATAGCCAGTGAAAAGATATAATCTGGCCACGAGGCAGGGACACCACGAACGTGGTGAAAAGATATGCTGACCTCACGGGAAACCGTGAGAACTACGGGATAAAAAGCCCGTAGGGTAACATTTGAAGCAGTGGGAAGGCGTTGAGTCTGCCGGACTCCCGACGCCGCAGTTCAACTACCTCAAGCGCGTTGCCGGGTTTATCACGGCAAACATCTCCTCAGACAATGTGCGCGTGACAGCTTCGGCGCTGGCGAACACCGTCGGCACGAACAGTTACAAGCAGCTTGTGGAAGTCGTGAACGACGAGTACGAGGCGATCATTGAGCGCAATTCCATCCCCGCGCTGATGTATGAGTTTTGCCTTAACGCCGCCATTGACGGCGACGGCTGCATGTACACGTACTGGGACGCGGACGCCGAGACCGGGCAGGACGCAAAGGGCGCAATCGTGACGGAGATCGTGGAGAACACCCGCGTGTTCTTCGGCAATCCCAACGACAAGCGCGTGCAGAAACAGCCGTGGATCATCATAACGAAGCGCGAGACCGTGCGCGACGTGATGCTCCGGGCGGACGCAAACGGCAGCAAGGACGTGGAGCTCATCACGCAGGACGATGAGGACAACAACAAGCTTGACGCGGCAAAGTACAACGACGGGCTTGTTACGGTAATCTGCCTGTTCTGGCGGGCGGATGACGGTAAAATCTGGTACTACGAGAGCACCAGAAACGCCGAAATCAAAGAGCCGACGTGCATGGACATCAAGCTCTATCCGATTAACTGGATGAGCTGGGACGATGTTGCCGACTGCTACCACGGGCAGGCCATGATTACGGGGCAGATCCCGAACCAGGTATTCGTCAACAAGTCGTGGGCGATGACGATGGTCAGCATTCTGAGAGCCGCCTTCTCGAAGGTGGTCTATGACACGACCAGAGTCAAGCGCTGGGACAACCGCGTGGGCGGCGCAATCGGCGTGACCGGCAACGTGGACAACGTAGCCAAGATCATTGACCCCGCGCCCATCTCCCCGCAGGTAAGCCAGTACATCCAGCTTGCCGTCGAACAGTCTGAGCAGTGCCTTGGCGCAACGAGCGTTGCCCTCGGCGACACCAGACCGGACAACACTTCCGCCATCATCGCCTTGCAGAGAGCAGCGTCCACGCCGTCAGAGATGACGAAGATCCGCCTTTACAAGAGCATGGAAGACATGTTCAGGATTTATCTGGAATTTATGGGCGAGTATTACGGCAAGAGATACGTGGACTCCCCCATCACCAGCAAGGAGCGCGAGGCTGTCATGTTCGCGCAGCAGATGAACCCTGACCTTGAGATGCCGGAGGAAGTGCCGGTGCTGTTCGACTTCAAGCTTTTGAAGAAGCACCCGGTGCTGCTCAAGCTGGATGTCGGCGCAAGCACCTACTACAGCGAGATTGCCGCGACGCAGACGCTGGACAATCTGCTTATCAACGGACATATCGACATTATCGACTATCTGGAGCGCGTGCCGGATGACAGAATCCCCGGCAGGCGGGCGCTGCTTGAGAAGAAGATCAAAGAGCGCGACGCCGCGCAGCAGATGGCACAGATGCCGCAGATGCCACCGGCAGCAGGCGGCATGGAGGCTTTGCCGGGAATGCCGCAGAACGGAGCGATTCAGGATCTCGGCATCAAGCCCGAAGTCCCGACCGGCGGCGGCTACAGCAACATGCAGAGAGAAATCAACAGAACAGG